ACCGTTGTTATCGATGGTTGCGCCGGTAAGATCAGATGCCACTGCGGAGCCGATGTCATCGATGCCCAGCGTCAGTTTGCCGGATTTGAATTCCTTTGCGATTTCTGCTGCGCCGTCATCGGCATACAGGGTTGCCTCTGCCAGTTCCACGGACAGATCTGCAGACATAGCCTTCGCCAGCTGCTGGGGCTTGCCGTAGGTTTCTTCACCATTCTCTGCCTCGGTGATCTTCGCATAGAACAGCTTATCCAGACCAATTGTTGCCATGGTCATTCCTCCATTTCATAATATTGTGCCACATCAATGGCATAGTTGTGGTAGCCGGTTTCATCGTCATGCCCGATGTACCGGCGCTCTGTTATGGTAATGTCCGCTGTGAGAATCGCACGGACAAGGGTATTCTTCCATTTGGTATAGCTCCCCGTAGTGAACAGGGAAATGCGAACCTCCTGTACATCCATTTCCGGGGTGTTATCTGCATGGATCCCAAAGGAATCGGACAGCGGGGTCATTACCAAATATTCTGTTGGTGCCTTATCTTGAAAAATACCAGTTTCCACTGGAAGCCCAACCTGCTGGGCGATTTTCTTCAGATCAGCCAGAAGACTCATAATTTCTCCACCTCCGCTTCCAAAGTATCCTTCATGGTTTGTATGCATTCCGCACGGGAGGCTGTTTTTGCCGGTTTCAGAAAAGGTTTTGCTGGCTGGCCATGCTTTCCATATTCCAGAATATTAGCAATCTTGGCATTGCTGCCGCCGTCTGAACGGGGTTCTGCAAAACCGACTTTGATATCGTGATTCCCGGATTTGTCTGGCTTCACAGGAGATAAACCTAATGATCCTACCAGTTCTCCTGTGGCTTGTGATTTGTGCTTCGTACCGGAACCAATCACAGCAGCAAGGTTATTCTGTACCTTCTCCAGAACAACCTCGCCGCCTGCCTCCAAAATCTTTTCTGCAACTGCATCCATGTTGGAACCCAGACGCGAAAGTTTCAGCAGAAATTCCTCTGGCATTTTCACATCAACCTTGGCCACTGGGCGAAACCTCCCTTGCCAGCACTTCCAGATACATGCCTCTGCCCTTGACATCTTCGATACTGGTGATTTCAAATTCACGCTCATCGCATAGGATGATCATGTCTGTGGTGATCTCTACATGCGGAATACAGCGAAAACGGAACAGGTCGGTCGCATCGGTAAAAGAAGCGCGGTTTGCCCAACGCTCACTGCCATGCCTGCCTTCCCGGTATGCCCGGACAGTGGCAATGGTGGAGAGGACTTCCGTTCGGAAGCCCTCTTCGTCAGTTTCAAAACGTTTTTGCCGGATATCGATCCATGAATTCATTTTCCCAAAAGACATAATCACACCATCCAGTTCCGATCCAGCCGGAGCAGCAGATTTACGGTCACCCATACCTGCTGTCCTGCTTGTACATTATCAGCAAAAAAGCCGCCTGTGCTGCCGTCCCGGGATTCATAAAAATGGGACGACAGAATAATGACGGCCTGCTCGGTTGTTGGTGGCATTGCCTCCTGCTGGTAGGTGCCTGCCGGAATGTGCTGGTAGCTTTCCGCGTAGGAGATGGCAGCGGTGATGAAACCGCGCAGCAAATCATCATCCTCGGAATGCTCCACGATCAGGTTCTGCTTGACTTTCTTCAGAAGTTCCTCCATCATCACTGCCACCTCCGATTATTAGGCTGCCTTCTGCTGCAGCACCTTGATTGCTTCAGTCAAAGTCAGCTTGCCATCGACGCGCTGGGAACCGATGAATCCTACCTGACCGTTCTTGGCATACAGCTCGTTCAGTCGCTTGAAGGTACGACCCTGACGGTCTGCGATCCAGTAGTACTTGAAGTCACCGAACGCAACAGACTTTGCACCAGCTGCAATAGTGGGCATGTAAGCAGAAGTGTAGACGGGACGACCCAGCAGGGTGTTGGGTGCGCCTGCAGTCAGAGCTGCCTGCCACAGATACTGACCGTTGTTGTCCTTCAGCTTACGAACGGCCTTGATGGTGGCATCGTTCATGACCCACACGGCATTCTTGCGGTAGGGGGTCTTGAGGGAGTGGAACAGATCCATCAGTTCATCTGCAGTGATGGCAGTTGCGGATGCTGCGGTTACACCGACTTCTGCGCCGCCTGCATCGGCCAGTACACCCAGAGGCTTGCCGTTGCCGTCGCCGGTGAAGAAGGACTCTTCCTCACGAGCGCCGATACGACGAGCAAATTCACGGGAGATGTAATCCTCCAGATTGAAAACAGAGTCACGCAGCAGTTCCTCAGATACCTTGATGGTGGTACCCAGCTTGTGAGCGCCGATGGTGATCTGGGAGAAGGCATCATCGCTATCCTCGTAGGGGCCTTCCTCATCGATCCAGTTGGCAGTGCCCTTAGATGCCACAACAGGAATCTTGCGCTCACCGCTGTCGGTCTGGATGGTATGCGCCAGCTTTCGGAAGATATTCTCTTCCTCCAGAGCCTCGATCAGCTTATGCTCATACTCATCGGGAACCAGATAGCCGCCTTCGGCATCGTCACCCACCTGCAGGGCATTGATCACTTCAGGCATGGGTGCCTTGGAGCGCATAACATTCCAGAAGTTGGAATTGTATGCAGTCGCTGCACGACCGGTCTTCTCCTGATCGCCGCCGTTCATGGGCTTGCCGGTGATAGGAGTGGAAACAGGCTTGGACAGTTCTGCGTCGATGGCCTCCCGGCGCTCCATGCGCTTGATCTCATTGGTCAGTGCCGCCAAATCCTTCTCCATGCCAGCATAGACGGCATCATCCTCGGCATTCAGCACACCTTTGTCATTGCGGTGGATTTCCAGAAAGCCGTCCATGGTAGCCAGCAGCTTGGTTCTCTTTTCACGCATTTCGATAATATTCATATAAAAATCCTCCATTAGATATAATTTTTGATGGCATTCAGATTTGCCTTCAGTTCATCCACAGAACGACCCTGCGGTTCCTGCTCTGCGAGTTTGCCTGCGATCGCACACTTGGCTGCGATCTTCTCCATATGGGAATTGACCACTTTGGTCTTGGAATACATCATGGAAACTGCGGGTGTTTCCATGTTTTCGGGATCACCGGGGCGCTTCAGCATTTCATCTGCAAAACCCAGTTCCACAGCCTTACCGGCATCCATCCATGTTTCTGCATCCATGAGATGGCTGATTTTGGCACGGGACATTCCCGTTTTGATCTCATAGGCATTGATGATGGAATCCTTCACACTGCCCAGCATTTCGATTGCCCGCTGCATCTCTGCTACATTGCCGAAGGTGCCGGTCATAGGGTTGTGGATCATCATCATGGACACCGGGGACATGAGAACCTTGGTTCCCGCCATGGCGATTACCGATGCCGCAGAAGCAGCAATGCCGTCAACCTTTACAGTGACGGCACCTTTGTACTCCATGAGCATGTTGTAAATCTGGGCAGCAGCAACGCAGTCACCACCGGGGCTGTTGATCCACACGGTAATGTCACCATCGCCTGCGAACAGTTCATCCTTGAAAAGCTGGGGAGTGACGTCATCGTCAAACCAACTTTCTTCTGCGATGGTTCCGTTCAGATGCAGAATCCGCTCCATTGGTGCCGTTTCCGTCGCTGCCTGATTCGTCCACTTCCAAAACTTCTTCATCGGAATCCTCCTTTCCGTCATTGTTGGTTGTATTTGCAAAGGCTCCTGCGCTGGCCATCGGGAGCATATTGCCGTTGATAAGGTACAGGTCGCCGCCTTCCTCTGCCGGAATGCGATCCTGATTCTCCAGTTCTCGGATGTCGTTTGCACTCATCCAGCCGTTCTGGCGGGCGATTGCATAACCGTTCATTCTGCTCTGGTAGTCACCGCGCAGCAGACCTTCCAGATTGAACTTCACGAAATATTCCTTCTTTTCGCTCTGCAGCAGGAGCGACCGCATGATCGACTGCTCCCAGCGGACGATCCACGGGTCGAGGGTGTATTTCACAAATTCCAGCGACTGCTGCTCAATATTAGAAAAGCTCGACTTTTCCAGATCACCGACCATGTGGGGCGGGACACGGAAAATTCGAGCAATTTCATTGATTTGGAATTTACGGGTTTCTAGGAACTGCGCCTGTTCCGGGCTGATCCCGATCGGGGTATACTTCATACCTTCTTCCAGTACGGCAATCTTATTGGCATTGCCGCTGCCGCCGAAGGTGTGTTGCCAGCTTTCACGGACACGGGCTGGATCCTTGATAGTACCAGGATGCTCCAGCACACCACCGGGTGCTGCGCCATTGGCAAAGAATTTCGCACCGTATTCCTCGCAGGCGATGGCCATGCCGATGGCGTTCTTTGCCATGGCGATCGGTGAG